CGGCGAGACTGTGAACGAGACTGTGAACAACGGCAGCAATGTCGTGTTCAACCAGTACAACACGTCCCCCAAGGCTCTGTCCGAGACGGAGATCTACAGGCAGACGCACAACCAGATCGAACAGTTCAGAGGAGCCATGTACGACTTATGATCGAGTCCATAGAGTTCCTGACATATCGTCAGCACAGGATCGTGCTCTCGCTCACGAATCCTTGGATCGAGGGTGTCGCGGTCAAATCCGTCGACGGTCTGTCGGCAACGAAGGCCTCGATCAACACCACGGAACTGGCTCTGACGGACGTGGCGATCTTCAACGGCGCGAGGGCGGGAATGAGAAACCTCAAGATCAAACTCGCGCCGTTGCCATATCCGGACATCGAGACGACTCGTCAGCGCATATACTCCTGGTTCCAGATCAAGCAGCCCATGTCGGTGTACGTCAACACGGACAAGCGCAGGGTCAGGACCGAGGGCTATGTCGAGTCGGTCGAGGCCGATATCTTCTCCAAGGACGAGGAGATCAATGTCAGCATATTGTGCCCGGACGCCTACTGGCATGATGCTGACACGATGGTTAACCAGAACCTCGAGTGGAAGCGGGACATCGGGACTTTCGAGTTCGACTTCATGGATGAGCCCTCCCCCTCGCTCGAGTTCGCCAAGGATCGTGGAGTCCTGTCCGCGGTCATCGACTACGAGGGCGAGGTGGAGACCGGATTCACCATGATATTCCGGTTCCGCCCAGGGGCCAAGCTTCCGATCACAGTCACCGAGACATTCTCCAGGGATACCTTCAGACTCACCGGAGCATTTCTCGACAAGACGTACTACAAGGTCGACCCGATCGTCGGCGGCGACGTCGTCACCGTCAATTCTCGGGTAGGCTCCAAGTACATCATCCGAACCAGAGGCGACCGCAAGGACAAGTTCCTGGCGGCACTGGACAGGAACTCGGACTGGCTCAAGCTGAGGCCAGGAGTTAACGAGTTTCAGATCACCATGAATGATCCTACGCTGACCGACGTCTACTTCTCAACCGACGTTCTCTACCAGGGGGTGTGACATGTATCTTGCCGTACTGGATGAGTCCATGATCATCCAGCATATCTGCGAGGACTACAAGTCCGTCGTCTGGACTGAGCGATTCCACGGATTCGGGGACTTCAAGCTCGTGGTTCCCGGAACCTTGGAGAACCTGAGGACTTATCAGCTGGACTACTACCTGTACACCAAAGGCACGAACAAGCTCATGATCATCGAGCAGGTCGAGCTCAACACGGAGTATGGCAAGGAGTCCCTGCTGACAATCAGTGGACGGAGCCTCGAGTCCATATTGGACAGGCGGGTCATGCACCCGTATCCCATCTGGGACGGAACTCTGCTGTGTAAGCAGGAGAGGACTCGGGGCAAGGTCAAGGACGTCATCAAACATTACAGCAATCTCCTGTTCAAGCAGAGGGATTCCCTGGATGCGAATCATGCGAGGCACGTAAAAGCGTACGGTTGGTACTCAGTGGATGAACTCCCAGAGAGTATCCGCAAAGGACGACCAATATCCTCAATGGATATCGGGGACATTCAAGTCAGCGCGGCTAACAAGGTTCGCCCGATGGTTCCCGACAATGCCGTTGGATGGGGTAGTTATCCCGACTACGATAAGGATCCCTATAGTATGGAGGGATCCTGGTACAAGATCGTTCAGGAATTGACGGATCTCACAATGTCTGGTTGGGCGATCGAGTATGACGGCGAGGACCCATATTACTGGTACGGTTACACCTACAATGGCGTCAATCGTACATTCGGTCAAGGGGAGCGACCAGCAGTGGTGTTCTCCCCTAAGTACGACAACCTGTCCAAGGCCACGTACTTCAAGTCCAAGGTAGGAACTCGCACCAAGATCTTCTCGGGAGCGGTCAAATTCGAGGTTCCGTATGAACTCACCCGCAAGGGCGAATACCTTGACAGTAGCGCGAACAACACCATGCAGAATGAGTCGATTCAGGTCGGGACCAACGGCCTTGGGCTCCGAGAGGGTTATTTGCAGAGTCCTTCGGTCGAACAGACTAACGGCATGATGCACGATTCGCTCGGCAATAAAGGAGTTCAGCCGAACGATCCCAACTCGATTCACCGCCAGATCCACGAGCAGTGCAATACTGAGCTGTGGAAGCACATGCCGATCGAGATGTTCTCTGGTGAGGCCGCTCAGCAGTCCATGTACATCTACAACGAGGACTTCTTCCTGGGCGATTTCGTGCAGATCCAGAACGAGTTCGGACAGCAGGACATCGCTCGTGTGACCGAGTACATCCGTACATCCTCGGACTCGGAGGGGGACGTCTTCTACCCGACGTTCCAGTCCTTGTCCGATATTCAGAAGTCGAAACCGGGGTTGAACATCACATGACAGAGAGATCAGGATTCTTCGTCTCCATCAACGGGGACAGGAAGTACTCCGCGGACGACTTCGGACGAATGTTCGACGGTGTCATTTCCGACGGTATCTTCCAGAACTGGGGTCGCGGCTACCAGGTCGTCAAGGGCAACGGGCGGAACATCATCATCCAGTCCGGTCGCGCCTGGCTCAAGGGGCATTGGCTCGAGAACGACGCAGAGAGGTACTACACCCTCAACCCCGGCAGTACTGACGGTGATCGATACGACGCCATATTCATCCGCGTCGACAACACCAGGAATGTCCGGATCGCCAACATCCGGGCCGTACAGGGCAACCCGAATCAGGGTATTCCGCAGCCGACTCAGACCCCGGACAACTACGAGGTCCTCATCGCGGCCGTCCGCGTCCCGAGGGGTGCCCAGGACGCAACAGCCTTCGAGATCATCGACTGCCGTGGCAAGTCGGGCTCGGAGAACGCCCAGTGGGCACAGAGCGTCATGCAGCCCAAGCAGATAGCTCTGAACAACAAGTTCGATTTCTTGAACGCCTTCAATAACGACCCGAACCTGAAGAAGGTCATCACTCGGGGCAACAACCTCGGCAAGACCATCACGGCTGCCCAGAAGATGGCCATCAGGAACGGGACGTTCGACGGGATGTGGCTGGGCGACTACTGGCAGTTCAACGACAATACCTGCCGGTGGATCATCGTCGACTTCGATCGATATCTGGATCACCCCAACGGGACGAATCAGCACCGGATCACGATCATGAGTGACCGGAATCTGGGCATCGACAACATCGGCGAGACCGGTTGGTGCAACAAGGGGTGGAATGGCTCCAAGATGCGCCGCGACTACGCCGAGGGCATGGTGCGCTTCGCCTCCGCCCTTCAGGCATTCGATATCTCGGACTTCAAGACATTCCCCGTATTCGAGCCGCATGAGTTCGAGAACACGAATAATTCCTGGGAGCTGACCGAGAAGAGCTGGAGCTGGGAGTACCCCAAGGTCACCATTCCGTCGGAGTTCGAGATGTTCGGCTCCAACTTCGTCCATGCACGCGTCAACGGCGGCGAGAACAACGTGGCGCCAATCGCCCGTCAGCTAAGTTATTTCCGTCTGGGCAACCCGATACCCTTCTCGGGCGAGTCGTTCTGGCTCAGGGATCAGGTCACCAAGAACCGCTTCGCCCTGTATTACGGCGACCAGCGGCATGTCTCATGGGCGGACTGGACCAGTAAGTACGGCGTTCGCCCGCTCATGTCCATCGGAGGCTGAATGCAACCCATGCTGGAGCTCGTGATCACCATTTTCGGCTCAGTCCTCACGAGTAGTGGGATCTGGGCATATCTCCAGAAAAGATCCGAGCGACATGATGCCAAGACCCAGCTGATGCTCGGTCTGGCCCACAATCAGATCGTGGCCATGGGAACGGCATATCTGTCCCGGGGGTATATCACGATCGATGAGTTCGAGGACTTGCAGAAGTATCTGTACCAACCCTATCACACCTTCGGCGGCAACGGGACCGCCGAGAAGGTCATGGATGCCGTGAACCGGCTTCCGATTCATTTCCCGGACACCAGAAGGAAGGACAAGCGTTTTGTCTCTGTCGAATCAGACCTACAACACCCTGAAGTGGATTGCCCAGATCCTGCTTCCTGCCCTCGCCACCCTTTATCTGGCCCTGGCGGGTCTGTGGGGATTCCCTCACACTGAGGCCGTCGTCGGCACCATCACCGCCGTCGACACCTTCCTGGGCGCCCTGCTGGGTCTGGCATCGAAGAACTACGAGCCCAAGGTCGACGGTGTTCTCCATGTGGACCATAAGAACCAGGAGGTCTACGCCGCCCTCGAGACTCCCGCTGAGGACATGACCAAGAAGGACACCGCCACCCTCAAGGTGTCAGAGGTCGCCTGAGACGCGGATCAGACATGGATCATAATGATACCCCCATTTGAAAGGAACACCATGTCCGACAACAAGCCGAACGCCAAGTCCGCCCTGGATGACGCTTACGCCTTCATCGACGGCATGGATCCCGACAGTGAGGCCTACACGCACGCTCTCCGCAACATCAAGGACCTGGAGCAGATTCAGGACGCCAAACGGCGTCGCTTCTGCCCCAGTCCGGATGCTGTGATAGGTGCTGTGGGCTCATTCGCCGGAATCCTCGCTATCCTGAAGGCTGAGCAGATATTCCCGGTCGCCTCGAAGGCTCTCGGGTTCGTCGCCAAGATCCGCATCTGAGAATCAAGACCTAGGACCCCACAAGGGTTCTAGGTTTTTCGCAAGGGTTCTGGATTTTTCGATTCTGAAAAATTCCCGGGGTGAGAATTCGGATACGCGATTTCAGCACGCCTTATAATGAGACCCCTCAAAGAAAGGAACTGTCATGTCCATCATCTTCACCATCTTCGGAATCATCTCCTTCATCATGTTCGCCTACGCCGTCTACGCCCAGAGCAAGCAGATCGAGCAGCTCAAGAAGGTCGTCCGTGCTCAACGGAAGACTATCGAGAGCCTGTCGACCCCGCTTCCCCAGGACGCAGCCAGCGTTCAGCAGCGCTTCGACGAGAGCTGGGACGAGATCAAGAAGATCTTCGACCACGACACTACCAAGAACTGAATCTCACTCCCAGAGCCCTCACGGGTTCTGGGTTTCTCGCAGGATCAGCATGGTATATAATGAGACCCATACGAAAGGAAAAGATCATGCTGATCTCCCGCCTCGTCGAGAGCTTGATCAAATCGATCATCTACTGCGTTGGCATCTACGCCATCGTCAAATGGTGCATCAACCGGAACAAGAACTCGAAGCAGGATTTCTCCAAGCCAATCCACATCGACACCAGTCTCTGATACCCATACCTAGAACCCAACCCGGGTTCTAGGTTTCTCGAGAAAGGAACGCACGTGAACGACGCTGATGTCCGGGTTATCTACCGAGACGTCGACCGGGAGACCAACACGGTCCGAGTGACACTCAAGGTGCCGAAGGGCACGGACCCCGAGATCGCCAAGGCGATATTCCTCGAGGCCATCAAGAACATGCAGGAGGACTACCGATGAACCTCTCCATCCTCAAGACCGCTCAGGCGTTCATCCTGCGCAACTCGCACCATATCCTCACAGGACTCGCTCTCCTCGGAGTCGGGGCGTCAGTGGCCCTGAGCGTCCGGGCCGACAGGATCATGCACGAGTGGGATATTGACGAGTTCAAGCAGCTCACCAAGGAGCAGCGCATCAAGCTGTACGCTCGGATCTACGCCCCTCCGGCTATTGCTATATTGACGACCGGAGTCTGCATCGTCGGAGCTCACAGCATCTCGGTGCGACGGGAGTCCTCCCTGCTCCTCGCCTACGAGGGCACTCGGCAGATGTACGACCGTTATCGTGCCACTGTTCAGGATCGCCTCGGTCCGGAGGAGAAGCAGATCGCCGAGAAGGCCGCATCCAAGGCTCAGCCGGCTCCCCGTGAGACGATCGTCTACGGCGAGGGCGACTGCCTGTTCTACGACGCCTACAGCGGGCGTTATTTCAAGTCGACCGTCAACAAGATCGATCGAGTCGTCAACGAGCTGAACTACACCCTCCTGAGAGAGATGTGTGTCAGTCTCAACGAGTTCTACGCCGGCATCGGTCTCGAGGGCATTTCTCTGGGCGACCAGCTCGGATGGAATGAGCAGAGACAGATCGAGGTGCACTACGGCTCCCGGGTCACTGAGGAGGGTCGAGCCTGCATCGTCCTCGATTTCGTGATCGAGCCGACCGAGCGGTGGTACAAGCTCTCGTGAGATGAGCATGGCTCATAATGAGACCCCTCTAGAAAGGAACGTCCATGAGTTTCAAAGACACTACCGGATACAAGGTCGTCAACTTTGTCGCCTCGACAACCGCCAGCATCACCGCCGGTGCTGTAGTCAGCGCTCTCTGCCCTCCAGCTGGAGTGGCATTGACCGTCGTCTACAGCCTCGGCAGCGGTGTCCTCGGCTCATATGTCGGAGACAAGGCCGGACAACAGTACGCCAAGAACTTCGCCGAGACCATCGACTCCATCAAGACACCCTCGAACAACTAGACCCATATGGCCCCCGTAACACGGGCCATATGCTTTCGCAAGATTCGCACGCCCTATAATGAGAACCCCATCAACTCGAAAGGATCACTCAAATGACTGAGACCACCGTTTCCACCACGACTCCGTCCACCGAGCCCGTTGAGGACGACTCCCCCGTCGTCACCGTCAACTGGAGCAAGCTCGGCCGTATCGCCAAGAAGAGTGCTCGCTACGCCCTGCCCGCCGCAGCCGGCTTCGCGGCTCTCTGCCTGGTGAAGGCCCTTGCCTCTGGCGACGATGACACCGAGGAGACCGACTCGACGTCTTCGGACGACGTGGTTGACGCTGAGCTTGTCGACGACTCCGACGACTGATACTACTCACCCCAGGACCCCTAACACGGGTCCTGGGTTTCTCATTTTTCGAAAGGAACGAACATGGAGCTTCAGACAGCCGTCGTGGTCACCCTCACCGAGAACGGCAAGACTGTCAAGCGCACGATCAAGAAGAGCGAGCAGTTCGACGAGAAGACCTCGTGGGACCATATCGTCAAGACGACGAAGTCGCTCGCCGGCATCACTCTCAACTCGATCGCCTGAGGAGGCATATTCATGATCAAGATGAACGTTAGCGCCGAGACCTTCGATGGTGACATGGTCACCGAGACGCTCTGGTTCCACATGAACAAGGTGGATCTCATCGAGCTCCAGCAGTCGGAGCCGGGCGGTTTCACGGACACGCTTCAGGCGTTCATGTCCCGCAAGCCCGAGGACTGGACCATGAAGGACAAGTTCAAACTGTTCGATTTCTTCCGTACCATGGTTGACAAGGCCTACGGCGAGAGGTCCTCGGACGGCAAGCGATTCCGGAAGTCGCCGGAGATCCTCGCCAACTTCAAGGACAGCATCTTCTACGACGAGTTCGTCCTGAGCCTGCTGGAGGACGAGGAGAAGAGCATCAAGTTCTTCAACGGCGTCATGCCCAAGTCCCTGATCGAGCAGGCGAAGAAGGAGCGCCCCGACGTCTTCAAGACGATCGAGGCCTGACATCCATATCCCGAGGAGGCCCCGGGGAGACTCGGGGCCTCCTATTTCCCCAGAAAGGACGAACATGACGGACAACATCCCGATCCGAGGCGACCTGCCGGCCAACGCCCGCAAGTCCAAGCCGCGCCCTGAGCGCATCGTATCCACGCCCGCCCGGATCGACAAGGGATCGCTCGGACGCCAGGCGCTGAGTGCGTTCTTCGCCGAGGACATCAAGGAGGTGGGCAACTACCTACTGTGGGATATTGCTCTGCCGAGCATCAAGAACGCTGTGAGCGATATCTTCACCTCGGGCATCGACCGTCTGCTCTTCGGCGGTGACGGCGGTCCTCAGCGGTCCAAGAGCAACAGGACCTACACCTCATACTCCAACAGGACTTACGGACGACGTGAGACGTCCGCCGAGCGGGTCTACACTCAGAGGGACCGTCGGGAGCACAATCTCGACTCCATCATTTTCGCCACTCGTAACGAGGCTGAGGACGTCCTGAATCATCTGATCAGCATCTGTGATCAGTACGATGTGGCGACTGTTGGGGATCTTTACGGCATGGCCGGGATCTCTCAGACGTATACGGACGAGAACTGGGGCTGGCGCGACCTGCGCGGAGCCAGGGCCGTCCGAGCCCGCAACGGGTATATTCTTGATCTGCCGAAACCGGAGGATGTTCGATGAAGAGTGAGGACCGGACTACAGCGTACGGAGTCGGAGCCATATTGGTGGTACTCGCAGTCACGGCCGGGCTTATCGCTCAGGAGATCTGGCTCGTGGCGCTCAGTCTCATGACGGTGGCTCTTTGGGTCGCCGTAGGATTCATTTACGACTTATGGAAGGATGATGACGAGTGACGGTCGCACAGATGCGCGCCAAGCTGCGCACAGCGTACGGTGGCGCCCCTGCATGGGTCACCAAGGTCAATCAGATGAGCGATGGACAGGTCATCGCCGTGTACAACAAGTTGAACGAGAGGAAGTATTTCGCATCATGAGTCTTACCATCGTTACGCGCCTCATCGGGAAGGGCGCTCTGGTCGCCTCGAAGCACGCTCCGGCCATATTGACGGGCCTGGGGATCGTCGGATTCACCGCCACCTCGGTCCTGGCAGCCAAGCAGACGCTGAGCGTCGGTGAGGCCACCTGGGAGGACCTGAACGAGCTGTCGACGGTCAAGGCGGCCGAGAACGAGGAGAAGTTCGAGAAGAGGGATATTCAGATCGCTAAGGCCCGTGCCTGGGCCAAACTCGCCGGTGATCTGGTCAAGCACTACGCCCTGCCGCTGAGCATCGGTACGGCCTCCGCCATCTCCCTGATCCTCGCTCATCGCATTTCCGCCAAGAGGATCGCCGGCCTGTCCATGGCCTACGCCGGTCTCGAGGAGTCTTTCCGCAAGTACCAGGACAAGATGAAGGAGAGCCTCGGCGAGGAGACAGTCGAGAAGATCATCGACCACTCCAATGAGAAGGCTCTCGACGAGGCCAAGAAGCAGTACTACGACGAGACTGGGCGCGAGTTCCAGCTCAAGCCCGAGGAGTTCATGAGGGAGCTCGGGGTCTCACCATATGCTGTCGTGTTCGATCAGAATGCGGGAGCCTGGGAGGGCAACGAGGACTACAGCCTCATGATCCTCCACGCCCAGGAGAACTACGCCAACGACATCCTGAGGACTCGCGGGTATCTGCTCCTGAACGAGGTCTACAAGGGTCTCGGGCTTCCTCAGACGAGCGCCGGCGCAGTGGTCGGATGGGTCTACGACAATGAGGACGGCGACGGCATCGTTGAGTTCGGCAACTTCGAGGTCCTGAACTACCGGGATTACGATCCGGTCATCGGCCGAGAGGTGACCAAGTTCATCCTCGACTTCAACGTCGACGGCGTGATCTGGGACCAGATCGACAGGCTGGCCATTCGATGAAGGCGCTGTTCTTCCTGCTGCTCGGATATTTCATCGGACGACTGATCACTAGAAGGGAACGATAATGAATCTGCTGCCGGCGCTCGTCGTCGGTCTCACGGCGGGACTCCTCGCCGTGCAGGACTGCAAGGACGAGAAGCGGACCAAGGAGAAGGAGCCCGAGCGGAAGGTCGCATATTCCGTCGAGGTCTTTAAGCCGATCTCGGCTGAGGAAGTGAAGGAGCACAACGAGATGAGGGAGAAGTACGAGCAGATCGTCAAGGACGAGTACGTCCTATTCCCCATGGAGGAGGATATTTCCGAGGGGATCGGGGACGATTCTGAGGAGGAAGAGGATCCTGTCGCCGAGGGTGAGACCATCCGTGAGATCACGGAGGACGAGTACGAGGAGGGCGCATTCGGATTCGAGCGGGTCGGTCTGATGTATTTCACGGAGGACCGCATCCTCTGCGATGGCGACATGGTCACGATCGACAACGTGGACGAGTGGCTCGGCAACGTCGACCTCGAGACGCAGTCGGATGAGATCGTCGTCAAGTGGATCCGCAACTTCGATCTCTCATACGATATTCGCCTCGAGATCATTGAGGACTCGTACTCCGGATCCCACTGATGGAACAGGAGTACTTCGACTTCCTGCTCTCGTTCCTGGACGAGGGCAACGAGGAGCTGCCGAGCATATTCGACAGCTATCACCTCCTGTGGAAGCTCCACCATATCGAGTTCCGCTACTCCGCCATGATGGACCGCAATCGGGACATGGATGGTCGTGAGTGGCGGAACCGCTATGGCGGAAAGCTCTCACCGGCATTTCGCAAGAGCCCTGCCAGCGTGCTCGAGGTCCTCCTCGGGCTCGCTGATCGCATGGCCTTCGAACTCGATGACGAGGAGAGGCTCGATCCATATTTCTGGGAGATGATCGAGAACCTCGGAATCAACTACACGGACTACCAGTTCGACAACAGCGGTACAGCCCTGGACAGGAAGGTTGACAAGACCGTCCAGAGGTGGATGAGCCGTCAGTACGATTCCCACGGACGCGGAGGCATATTCCCCCTCGAGTCCGTCCCGGAGTTCTACGAGTCGGATGAGTTCCAGAACCAGAACCGTCTTGAGCTCTGGTACCAGATGCAACTCTATCTGGCGGAGAACTACGACATATAAGGAGTCTAATGGATTTCTACGAGATTAAGGAGCGAGCCCTCAAATCGGGGACGACCGAGGTACGGCCGGCCTGGCGTGTTCTCCGATTCAAGGACCTCATGATTCGTGGGAAGTCCTTCTACGCCGTCTACAATCCCGAGACGCATTTCTGGAGTACTGACGAGTACGACCTGACGCGTATCGTGGACGCAGACGTTGCCCGCCACTTCAAGGAGACGTCCGAACGAGTGGAGGGCTCCGTCTGGGCGCGGTATCTGGGGGACTACGACTCCAAGACATATTCGGACTACAAGGCGTGGATGTCCAAGCTCCCGGACGTCTACCATCCGCTCGACAGCAAGATTCTGTTCGCCGACCAGACGCCCAGAAGAGAAGACTACGCCACCAGGACTCTCACATATTCGCTGAGCGACGATCCGTGCCCCGCCTACGAAGAGCTCATGAGCACCCTCTACGATCCGGACGAGAGGGAGAAGCTCGAGTGGGGGATCGGAGCCGTATTCACAGGGGACTCCAAGTGGATCCAGAAGTTCTTCGTACTCTACGGATCCGCTGGTTCCGGTAAGTCAACAGTTCTCAATCTCATCTCGAGATTGATGGACGATCATATCGGTCAGTTCGATGCAGCGGCCCTGGGGCGTCCCAGCGACCAGTTCGCCCTCGAGCCGTTCAAGTCGAATCCTAGGGTCGCTATTCAGCACGACGGCAACCTTGCTAGGATCGCAGACAACAGTCGCCTAAACAGTCTCGTATCCCACGAGACGATGGTCATGAATGAAAAGGGGAAATCCCTCTACTCGTTCACATCCGAGGCTATGCTGTTCGTGGGGACCAACCTGCCGGTTCGCATCACCGACTCGAAGAGCGGACTGACGAGGCGTCTTATCGACGTGGAGCCCTCGGGTCGCAAGCTCGATATTCATCGGTACAACGACATCATGGACCGAATCGAGGATGAGCGGGGCTCCATCGTCAAGCACTGCATGGACCTGTACAAGTCCAAGGGTTCGTCGTACTACGATGACTACAAGCCGATCGGTATGATGAGCAAGACCAACCCCATTTTCAACTTCCTCGACTTCTACAGCGACGAGTTGGATAACGAGGAAGGGGTTTCGCTCAAGCGTATCTACGAGCTGTACAAGGAGTACTCCCAGTCGTATTCGGACGGATACGTATACCCCATGTACAAGTTCAAGGATGAGATCCGGGACTACTTCGAGGAATTCCACGATCGCATCATGATCGATGGGATCAGCAGGCGAAAGGTGTACAAGGGCTTTCTGAAATCCAAATTTTCCCAGGGGGAGAAATCCGAGAGCCCGATTCCGGACTGGACCGACATGAGCGAGAGGGACTCGTATCTCGACGAGCTCTACAAGGACCAACCGGCTCAGTACGCCAACGAGAACGGTCTCCCATCATATCGTTGGGACGACGTCACCACCACTCTCAAGGATCTGGACACCAGGAAGGAGCATTATGTCCTTGTACCCGAGAGAGACATTGTTATCGACATCGACCTCGACAAAGACCGCGCTCGATGCCTTGAAGAGGCTCGGAAGTGGATACCCTCCTATGCTGAACTCAGCCGATCGGGGGGTGGAGTCCACATCCACTATCGATACCCGGGGGATCCGTCCGAGCTATCCAGGATGGTTGCCCCGGGAGTCGAGTGCAAGGTCTACTCGGGGAAGTCGGCCCTGCGTCGACGCCTCACCGAGTGCACCGACCACCAGGGCCTTACCGAGGTTGAGGTCGGATATCTGCCCGTCAAGGACCAGCCAGTGATCAAGCAGGAGGTCATGCAGAACGAGAAGTCGATCCATAAGCTCATATCCCGAAACCTCAGAAAGGAGATCCACCCCGGAACGAAGCCCAGCATCGACTTCATCAAGAAGATCCTCGACGACGCCTACGAGTCCGGCATGCCCTACGACGTGAGTGATATTCGTCAGAAGGTCCTCACGTTCGCCATGAAGTCGACTCATCAGGCCGACTACTGCATCAAGCTCGTCCAGGAGATGCATTTCTCCTCCGAGCAGGATCATGAGGAGGACTTCGAAGAGCCTACGGACGACACGCCGATCATTTTCGACGTCGAGGTGTTCCCCAACCTGTTCCTCGTGAACTGGAAGGTCCGGGGCTCGGACGAGATCCAGAGGATGATCAACCCGACGCCGAACGAGATCTCCGATCTTGCCGAGAAGAGGCTCGTCGGATTCAACAACCGTCGATACGACAACCATATCCTCTACGGTCGTATCCTGGGGTACTCGAACGAGCAGCTCTACCACCTATCTCGCAAGATCATCACCAATCTCATCAGGGAGGGCTTCAGGGAGGCGTACAACCTGTCGTACACCGATATCTACGACTTCGCCGCCAAGAAGCAGTCCCTGAAGAGGTGGGAGATCGAGCTGGGGATCCACCACAAGGAGCTGGGTCTTCCCTGGGACGAGCCGGTTCCCGAGGAGCGCTGGGAGGAGGTCGCCGCATATTGTGACAACGACGTGATCGCCACCGAGAAGGTCTGGGACCACCTGGAGGCCGACTGGGAGGCCCGTCAGATCCTCGCATCGATCGCGGGTCTCCCTGTCAACTCGAGCACCAACAACCTGACCACCAGGATCATATTCCAGGGCCAGAGGAACACTCAGCAGTATCTGAGGTACACGGATCTGTCCGAGATGTTCCCGGGTTACAAGTACGAGTACGGCAAGTCGACATATCGCGGTGAGGAGGTCGGTGAGGGCGGTTACGTCTACGCCGAGCCCGGTTACCACGAGAACGTCGCTCTGTTGGATATTGCGTCGATGCATCCCACGTCGATCGAGAACCTCCAGCTGTTCGGGCCGTACACCAAGCGGTACAGCGAGCTCAAGAGGGCTCGTATCCTCATCAAGCACAAGGAGCTCGACGAGGCTCGTAAGATCCTGAACGGTGCGCTGGCTCCATATCTCGATGATGAGTCGAATCTCGATGCGCTGGCCTATGCGCTTAAGATCGCTCTGAATTCGACGTACGGCCTCACTGCCGCCAAGTTCGACAACCCGCTCAGGGATCCCAGGAACGTGGACAACATCGTCGCCAAGAGAGGCGCCCTGTTCATGGTCGACCTGAAGCATTTCGTGCAGGGGAAAGGATACACTGTTGCTCACATCAAGACGGACTCGATCAAGATCCCGAACGCCGACGATCGCATCATATCGGAGGTCTTCGAGTTCGGCCGTCGCTACGGCTACGTATTCGAGCACGAGGCCACTTACGATCGGATGCTGCTCGCCAATGACGCTGTGTACATCGCCCACGATAAGGATGGATGGCACGCAACTGGGAAGCAGTTCCAGGAGCCACTCGTGTTCAAGACCATATTCTCCGGAGATCCTCTTGATCTCGAGGATGTCGCCCAGACACGATCGGTTACTACTCGCATGTTCCTCGAGTTCGGGGAGGATGACCGGAAGTTCGTCGGCAGTGTTGGGAGCTTCCTTCCGGTTGATCCAGGAACTCCCGGAGCGGGTCGACTGGTACGAGAGAATCACAGAACTGACAAGGAGGGCAATGAGCTCATTTCCTACGGTGACGTCTCTGGTTGCAAGGGTTATCTCTGGCTGGACTACGAGGACGTCCAGGGCGACTGGCGTGACGTGTACGACGATCGATACGGCAGGCAGCTCGTTGATGCTGCCATGGACCAGATCGGGAAGTGGACGGACGTCGACGCCTTCCTGACAGTATGAAATCGCGAAAGGGGCAGGGCTTATAATGAGACCCCACAGAAAGGAACTGTCATGTCCTGCCCCTCCCTCGCCCAGCAGAGCATCTTCTCCCTCTTCGCTGACAAAGGTGTTAGCCTTGCAGTCGCCTCGTACGCGTACTACTCCGTACTCGACTTCTGCCGCCAGTACCGCCCCGACGCGACGAGTGAGGACATGCTCGCAATGGCCGAGGACATCTGCGACTCGTACCAGACCATCTGAACAACTCACCCCTAGAACCCAACCCGGGTTCTAGGTTTCTCGAAAGGAACGAACAATGACCGAGTCAGTCTACGACGGCGCCCAGACCGCTGCCGACATCCTCTACGGCTACCGCAGCTATCTGAGGGCCGAGATGGTCAACCTCACTAACGAGGAGATCGAGGATCTGATCAAGAAGCTCAAGAAGTGCGCTGACAACAGCCACGGCCCCAGGAGGCACGAGGAGATCAAGGGTCTCATCGATATCTGCCGTACCGAGCTCGACGAGCGGGATCTCGTCCACTGCCTTGTGGAGGCGGGTCTCATCGTCGGTATCACCAACGTCGACGTCATTTCCGAGAACGACTTCCCGAATGAGGACTGAGATGATCTGCGAGAAGGACGTCGAGAACGGTAAGGCCTTCTGGGTGGCGGCCGTTGCTGAGCGAGTCATCCTGCCGAATGGCGAGGAGGCCGAGCGCAAGACTTATTCGCCGAATGGCTGGTATCTCCTCGGCACGGATGACGAGTACTGGCTCTACTTCGTCGAGGACATCCATCACATCAAATACGCTATGGGTGCTCGGATGGACGCATATCCTCGGAAGGCGCCCTACGCGATCTATGACAAGGCAAAGTATGAGTACGAGCTCAAGGATGGCACCATCGTCATCAAGGAGAAGTCCAATGCCGGGTGGTACCCATTTCTCAAGGTCATCTATCGGAGCAATTCCGGAGTGGTCTTGATGCTGGACAGTCTCGAGGAGCAACTCAAGGATTTCGACGAGGAGGGGCTAAACGCACTCCAGTACGAGCTCGACATGTTCCGTGAGGACTTCGATGATTTCCTCACTCCCGAGCAGGTCGAGTGGTTCAACAGGATGTACGATATCGTCTCGTCCGAGCTCGATGCCCGCTGGCTGCTGAAGAAGCTCGAGGAGCGCCGTATCGTCAAGATCGAGAGGGGCGTCTGATGTTACGCCCCAAGCCCATTCCGGAGGAGCAGAGTCGAGCCATTCTCGACCAGTTCTACGAGATCGACGACATGGCCAACCAGATATCTCAGCACCTGGACTACCTCGAGTTTCTCCTCGAGAAGGCCGGGGTTCTGAAGGACAGAGCCAAGAACCACTACACGAAGCATGACTGGCAGCACATGCGATAGGAGGTACAGACTCTACTCGCCGCCCCATATCGTCGATCAGGTACTCACTCAAGTCTACTATCCGATAGAGAGGAACGAACAATGCCCTCGAACACCTACACCATCAAGAACGCAAAGCTCCTCTTCCGCAATTTCGCAGGGGTCCAGGACCGCTTCGGCAACTCCGCCCGCACCTTCTGCGCCATCATCCCGGACGACGCCGTTGAGGACTTCCAGCGGGAGGGATTCAACATCAAGACCCTGAAGCCCCGTGACGAGACGGAGGAGCCCCTGCCCTTCATCAAGGTCAAGGTCAACTTCGGAGGCCGTCCGCCCAAGCTCGTGTCCATCCTGGGCAAGACCCGTACCCTGCTGAACGAGCAGACGGTCGGGGCCCTCGATTTCGCAGACCTCGAGCGGGCCGATATCGCCATCCGTCCCTACCACGGTCGGACTCGCGCCGGCGTGGAGTTCTGCTCGGCATATCTGGACAAGGGCTTCTTCACCATCGTGGAGGACGAGCTCGAGGCCATGTACGCCGAGGAAGAGGACGAGGAGGAGGTGCCGTTCTGATGGACGAATCTGGGTTCAAGGTCCGGCTGGTCAGGCCGCGTCCGAGCATCTTCGAGGCGATTCTCATCACAGAGAAGAACAAGGAGGCGGTCAAGCAGTGGATCAGCAAGGACTGCGGGAGCGCATATCCACCGTTCGGCCTGGGTGACTGGGTCGTCAGGAAGAGCGCCACCGCCATCGAAGTTCTTCACAGGGACGACTTCTTCGCCCAGTACGACGACATCCTCTGACAACAATATCCACGGAGGGCCCTGGGGGAGACCTGGGGCCCTCCATATCTCTAGAAGGAACGAACAATGCTCAAGAGGCTCTACCTCCGTCTGTCCGGAGAGCGCACCTACATATTCGACATCAATGAGACAGTCCACACCGAGAAGGGCGACGAGGAGACCTGGCTGGTCCGTGTCGAGCCCAATGACCTGGGCGTATGCGAGGTCGTCATGAAGTCCACAGACTGCATATTCGACGTCATCGAGAACGAGACCCTGGTCGCCCAGAGGATCCAGCCGAAGGAGTGGAATGTCCTAGTCCACGCCTGGCCCAGCAACGGCCACTGGGAGCTCAAGGGCTCGGTCGACTGGCAGGACAACGGGGATCTCCTCGTGGACAACGGGTACGGATCCCAGTCATATCTGCCGGCTCGGATGTGCGACTTCGACGTCGACGAGGAGAATCGGACCATCACAGTTCGTCAGAAGGACTGAGGTCCTGTTTTTCGGTATTGTACTTGTGAGAAGGAGCGAACGATGACATTCACACTCATCCTCGAGGACGGCCGAGAGGTCAAGAGGAAGATCAAGGCATTCGGCTACGAGGGCGATATCGCCGACCAGGACCCCAACGCGGCGATGGTCGTCACTGAGCTGGACGACAATCTGACATATCTCCCGCTGTTCATGTTCGTCTGCGAGGAGTGGACGGACGACGAGATCGTTGTGAGGGTTGACCGGGCATGAGAGCATTCACTGTTGAGAAGCTAGTATCCAGCTGGATCATCCGCAAGGACCACGACATCATCGGAGTGGCGAGCAGCTTCGGAGAGCTCGTCGATATTCTGGAGGATCTGAAGTGAGCAAGCCAGTCCCGTCGACCAAGTCCTACGAGTACCATCGTGATGGCCGTATCTGGTCCAAGCGGAAGAAGAAGGACGTTCCCGTCGACGAGTCCAGGTACGGGAAGCCCTGCATCCATTTCTACATCGACCGCAGGATTCAGATGCGGCTGCTGGACGAGCTCATCTGGGAGCACTTCAATCGCATGGAGATCCCCGACAGACACGAGCTGCGCCATATTGATGGGGACGCCTGGAACTGCGCCCTTGACAACCTCGAGCTGGTTGACTTGAGGGATGAGTTCGTGCCGATCATGGAGTGGCCCGATTTCGGCGTCAACAAGGACGCGGAGATCATCAATTTCACGACTGGCAACCGGATCGTCACCAGATTCCGTGAGGACCGGGATCGCAGGGTCGTCTCATTCCGAGCCGATGGGCAGACTCGCACTCTCCTCGTGCCGAGACTGGTCTGGCAGGCGTTCCGAGGCGATATCCCCAAGGATCACCATATCGGTTACAAGGACGGGGACAAGGAGAACTGCCGGCTCGACAATCTCGTGCTCCTCGAGGGCGGTAGGCCGTACAAGCCTAGGCGGAGCCGGTGGGAGCCGGACAAGAACGGGTTCATGCCTATCGACTACTATATCCACATGAAAGACGGAGTGAAGGGAGAGGTCGAGAGTGGTATTCCGCAGCACTGCCGAGTCGTCCTGTGAGATATTCCGGGACTCGGTCGTCGACGACATCGAGGTGAGCGACCTCGGTAGGGTTCGGCGCATATCCACCGGTCAGATCCTGGCCTCATATCGTCGTCCGAACGGATACGTTCAGATCACGCTGTGGGATCGTGGGATTCGACGGACGAAGTATGTCCAGAAGATGGTCTGGGAGGCCTTCAACGGCCCTCTGGAGCCCTTGCAGAGGGTTGCCCATATGAATGGAGACCGGACGGACAATAGGCTCTCCAATCTCTTCCTGGAGTCTCACAGCGACTCGATGAAGAGGGCGTGGGACGCCAAGAGACGACAGTGGGAGCATATCTACCAAGGAGTTCTGTGGTGAGTGAGTACAGGAGCCCGCACAATGACGGGCATGACCCGTATATCCTGATCTGGGAGTACGGGACCGAGGTCCAGCGGGCGGAGTTCGTCGAGCGGTGGGCGGAGTACGAACCTGACACGGGCTGGACCGTGTGGCATTTCCGTCTTGATGATGGACGGGTCATGACATTCCGGGCTCTCGAGTGGGAGCAGAAGGACGACGTCAATCACCTGACAACCATTTATTTCACGCCGAAGCAGAAGGAGAACTGATGGACGAGAAACAGGAGACCGAAGAACAGATCGACCGTCTCATGCCATTTCTTCAAGATCTCGTTCGGCATGAGAACAAGCGTGAGGTTGAATGGGCCGAGTCACCGTTACATATTCGATTCGGAGGAGAGGAGGAGTCATGACACCTGCTGATCCCATCGTCCTGACCATTTCCCGAGGAGGGGAGCACATCTTCGAGGCTGAGGGCCACTACGATATCTGGGTGCACCGCATCGAGGGTTGCGCCGTGGTATCCATCAGGGACTGCGTCACCGACGAAGTCGTATTCGACGGACTCGGATTCGAGTGGATAAAGGTCTCGAATCCGTTCGTGGATATTCGGACTCGGAGCAGTTGAGCCTTGGCCCCGGTTGATCTGTGGCCTCACCAGGTCGAAGCTGTGAAGAACCTGGGAAATGGCTGTATATTGACTGGGAAGCCGGGCTCGGGGAAGTCGGTTGTCGCCCTCCAGTACTACGTCGAGAGAGTGCTGGGGGTGCGGCATCCGGCCGACCTGGGTCGTAGGCTTGCCGAAGGGCCCCGTCTGGTCATAATCACCACCGCTAGGAAGAGGGACGACCTCGACTGGCAGGGTGATGTGGCCATGTACGGGCTCACGCACTACACAACGGTTGATTCCTGGAATAACATCAGCAACTACTACAACATCCGTGACTCCTTCATCATATTCGATGAGCAGAGAGCCATCGGGAACGGCAAGTGGGCGAAGACATTCGTGCATATGGCCAGGAACAACGAGTGGATCATGCTGTCAGGAACCCCTGGGGATAATTGGCTGGACTACTGCCCGGTATTCATAGCCAATGGCTTCTTCAAGAACCGCACTCAGTTCGAGAGGGAGCACTGCCAATTCAACTATCGAGCCGGCTATCCGCGTCTTGAGCGATATCACGGGCAGGGGAAGCTGCTTCGATTGAGAAACCGGATACTTGTGGACATGCCATTCGTCAAGAAGACGGTCAAGCGCCGTCGGGACGTCCCAGTTCCTTACGAGGAGGGCCCGTACAAGACCATATTGAAGTACAGGTTCGATCCTTACAAGGAGGAGCCGATCAAGAACGCAGGAGGCCTGTGTCATGTCTTGAGAAGAGTGACGAATGAGGATCCTGTGAGACTTGAGGCGGTTCGAGGGCTGTGCGAGACCCATCCTCGGGTCATCGTCTTCTACAATTTCGACTACGAGCTCTTCATGCTCCGGTCTCTCGGGGATATTCTCGGGGTACCAATCTCTGAGTACAACGGTCACAAGCACGATCCCTTGCCGGAGGGTCCTCGTTGGGTGTATCTAGTGCAGTACACCGCTGGGGCCGAGGCATGGAACTGTACCACTTGTGACACCATGATATTCTTCTCCCAGAACTACTCGTGGAAGGTCATGGAACAGTGCGAGGGGCGAATCGACAGGCTGAACACTCCTTATTCAGTCCTGAACTACTACTACCTGAAGAGCCAGTCACCCATCGATCAGGCCATTTCGAGGGCGATTCGGGTCAAGGAGATCTTCAATGAGAGGGGTTTCTACGACTCTTTGAGCTGATTGTTGTACCACCCGTTGTACCATTTGGTGCGGCGGGTG